AGAATCGTATAAATTGTTTGCATTTGCGGCGATATTTCTTACTACATCAAATCTAGAGTAAGCTACTCCAGCAGAATACTCGCCTTTCATATTGCTACCTGTAACGTAAGCAGTGTCCCATTTTAACAACGACGCAGCTTGATCAGAACTCAAAGATACGCTAACTGTATGAAGATCGTTTTCATTAAATGAGTTTTCGATATTGTCGCAAAACATACGAATCGGTTTATAAATTTGAGCTGGATCAGTATATAAGAAATGACCAGTACCATTTAAAGATTCAATGTAACCAAGTATTTTGCGCGCATCTTCTTGCTTTTTGTTCTCAAACGGAAGATTCATTTTCATTTGCAAATGATTCAATCCTTTTGGCATAATGTGCAGATAGTTATCTGTGGTAGTATATGCCGACAAGTCTGCGGAGAATTCAACTGTAGCGCCATAAGAAGGCGTATAGTCTAACGTTGCAGGTATAGACCCAGATATATTTTGATCTCTATCGTAAAAGAAAGACATTAGATGAATCCTTGATATGTAAGAGTTATCACCAAATCATCGGTAGAAGATGTATTTAAAGTTTCTGATATAAGCTCCATATTGTCCATTGTAAATGTAGCTAATGAGCCTATCTCTATAGTAATCTTTCTACTATTAGAATTCAACAAGTAGTCAAAAGCCCTTTTAGCTTCATAGTCATCAACGCCGATAGTAAAATCAGCATTTACTTTAAACGGTTTAACTGTAACAACTTCCATTGCGCCGCTACCTGTTGGATGATAGTAAGCTTCTCTTTTGCATTCTAACGAATAAGTAAAGGATTCAATTCTGTTAGTGCCGCTTCCGTCGCACTCGATTCTAATATCACCGGGCCTTACGACTCTCAAAGCTCCAGTTTCAGAAGCTCCATTTCCTCCAAATTCATCTCCTACGTCTCCAAATATAGAGAAGCTTGCATTTAGATTTGGGAAATTGCCAACAGAAGCGGCAACTGAATACGATGTAAGGTAAGCCGAATTAAAGCCAAACTTTTTTCCTTTATAATCTACTCCTCCAACTAGAGGATTTAATCCTGTAAAATTTAAAAAGAAATCGGCAGGAGATAAGTATTTCTGAACGCTTAAAGAAGATTGCGGCGCGCTAGAAGTGAAGGTTTTAAACTTTGAATAACCAATGACACTAACATGGTCAACTGGAAGAGAGTAGCCAAAATTAACACTATTAACGCCAAATATTTTGTGGCCGCTAATGTATAAACTATTATCGTAATTAGAGACTGATGAATTTTTGCTCATTATCTACTTCTGAGTGCTCCCCCTAAACGTTTTTCTTCGTTAATGGTTTCAAGCACTACAGCCTTAATCCGTTCTCCCATCTTCTTATAATCTACGCCACCTTGTGATGTTTGACCTTGTGACTCACTAGAAGAACTACTGCCAGAAACATTAATGCTAATGTTTACTGCGGTTCCTGTTTTAGAGTCAATTTTTGCCTTAGAGTCTGACGATTCTACGGTAGCGTCCATGCCAACTTCGCCGCCATCCGCAAATCTAGCGCGACCAGTATTCATTGAGTCAAGATACTGTTTGCCGTACTTACGGGTGGTGGCGCGATTCATAACGTATTCGCCGCCCATTAATAAGGCTGGAATATCATCTGTTGGTCCGCCACCATTGTTAAATCCAGCGATCATTCCGCCATATGCTCCTCCTCTATATCCAATTGCATTTCCAACTCCAACGCGAGGTGCAGAATTAAAATATAAACTTTCAAATTTATCATTTGGAATCGCATTTGCCAATCCTTGATTATTTAAAACAGTATTGTTTAAATTTTCAATTCCACCTTTAAAATTATTTTGCCCATAATCTAATTTCGTTGTTGGTTTAGTCTTCATTGCTGATCTTAATTTTCCAGCTCCATAAGCAACAGCAATAGAAGCCACGGTAGAAATAATCTGTTGTTGCATAGCTTTTCTTTGCTGTGTTCTGTAAGCTTCTCTCTTAGCGATAAGATCTAAACCTTGTTGTTGAGCACTAGTAACTTCTCCTTTAATAGTATCTTCGTTCATCAATCCAAATCTAGAGAGTCTAGAGCTTTGATCTTCAAGATTAGCGTAAGCTGTTGATCCAGTTCCTTGCAATATATCAGTAGCGCCGCTTGTTGTTGTTTGATTTGCAAACTTAGATAATTGATCGTATCCAGAAATTGCTGATCCACCACGAACACCAGGAAGAAAAATGCCACCATCATTCATCTTGGCGATATTTTCCGCGCCATATTTTTGAACGGCAGATTTACGCATAACGTATTCACCAGCGCTTAACATTGCTGGTACGTCATCACGGATTCCAGATCCGCCAGTAACCATACCGCCAGTAGCGAATTTTTTAACGTATCCTCCTTGAGATCCTCCAATAGCAGCAGTAAAACTTCCAACTATATTTTTAGAGGCAGACTCTAACATTGCGGATTGAATTGTTTGCAGGAAAGATTTAGCTACATTTTGTAAAGCTTCTCCAATATTATCGGCCCCAGAAAGACCAACTTTCATAGCTTCAGTTAAACCGTCAGCTAATGCTTTTGGGGTATCTTGCCCAAGTATTTGTTGAAATGTTTTAGCTTCATCTAATAAACCAGAACCTTCGATTCTCAGGTTTTGTCCGATAGTGTTAGCTTTTCCAGTTGTTAAGTTAGAGCGCTCTTCCAAAGAAAGATCTTTAAATTCTTTACCTTTAAGATTTTGTTTTAATACAGAAGCTTTGGCTTGTTCCCTTAAATTAATTGAAGTTCCAGAGTAAGCGTCTCCTTTAGATATTGTAGATATAATTTCACTACCTAATTGATTTGATATTTTAGTTTTTTCGTTTTCTGTAACCGCCGCTAAATTATTATATTGAGCCGTTAACTTTCTTGTGGCATCAATTAAACTAGATTTTTCTAATCTAAGTTCATCTGCTACTTTTTGATCTAAAGCCAATTGACTTATTTGAGAATTATATGCATCTTGAATAGTAATCTTTCTTCTGATTTCGTTTCTTTCCGCACCAAATCTTTGTCTCGTTAAAGCCACATCAACTTTGTTGTTTTCGTTTTTATCGTTTTCTGATCTGACTAAAGCGTCTTCTGCATCCGTTAATTTTTTAGCGATATTAGCTCGCTTTACATCTTCGGTATAACCTGTTTTATACTGCTCCAAAGTAACTTTTTTAAATGCCGTTAGTTCGTCATCAACTTTAGCATTTTTAGCCATGTTATCTACTTCAATACGAGCAGAGATTGCTTTATTTTTAGCGTCGATTTCGTATTTTTGGGCAGCTAACTCTACATTTTGAGCGTACAGTTCATTAGCTTGCGTTGAGTTTGCAATGATGCTATTTAAACCTTCTATTTCTTTCGCATTCTTATCTGTTTGAGGAATAGCTTTTTCAATAGCAGCTTTAAATAACCTGTTCGCTTCTCCGATATCGGCTTTTCTTAAAGACTCAGCTGCTGGTTTTAAACTATCTAAAACTTTTGTTTGAGATTCTATACTTGCTTTCGCAAAACCAGGTATTAAACTAGCCGCCGCTTGTTGCCCCTCTCCTTGGTTAATTTTAGATAAAATTTGTTTTATAGTATCGTCAGATAAATTTTCTAATGGCCCTTTAGCATCTTTTCCTAAATCATCTCCATATCTTGGTATAGGTATTTTTCTATTATTTACAAAAGGGTTTTCTAACGCAGAAATAGAACCCTTCCTAGCTACAGAAGAAGGTCTTGAAAAATCCGAATTTAATATTGATTTTATATTAAAATTTGATTCTTGATCATATGATTCTCTATTTATAAATGGACTATTTTTTACCAATGGCTTGTAAGACACAAGAGATCCTTGTTCTTTTGCTTTTTGAAGAGAAGTTCTTACAGATAAAATACTTAATTCTCTTTCTTTTTTCGCTTCCGCGTTTATTCTTTGTTGCGAATTTATTAATTCTTTTTCAATTTTTTGTTTTTCAGTAAGAATTGAATTATTCTCTCTAAGTTTTTTAGATTCTTCGTCTAACGTATTAATTCTTCTTTGATAAGCGTCGTTTATTAAAAACTCCTGTTCTGCTTGTCTGGCTAAAATAACTTCTCTTTTTTGAAGTTCTCTAACTCCGCCCGATTCACGTAAATCAATATTTGTTTCAGCTCTCTTTTTTGCTTTTGCTACAACTTCTTCCAAAGGTCTCCTTGAAACTTCTCTAAAAGCATTTAAGTCAAATTTTCTTACTTTAAGTTCTTCTCCTAATTCTGGGCTAGGAATTGTCTGTAATTTTGTAGATTGTGTTAGAAAACTTGTTAATATATCTTTGTTTATTTTTTTATCTATCCCAACGCCTTCAACGCCCCCCATTGCTCGGAGTACGTTTAATATATTTTGTATTTCTGACTCACTTAAACCATTAGCATCCCCGCTGCTAGATGTTACTCCTAAACTGTTAGCTTGATTTAAAACTTGTAGTTCAAGGGATTGTTGTTCTTTAGCTTCTTCTCCTTTTGTTTTTGCATCCCCCAATAAACCTAAAATCTTTTCCGCAGTTAATTCTTCTCCTGTTTTTTTGGCCTGATCGCCCAATTCTTTTAATTGCTTGGAAAATCTTTCTCCTTCTGTTTCTAGTGAACTTATATATTTGCCTATTACTGGAGCTAAATTAGCAAAAGCAGATGTCGCAACGCTTACTACGGCAACCAAAGGATTTATTTTCGTGCCTATAAAAGAAAGCCCCGTAAACACGGTCCCTAAAACTCCTCCAGCAGCTTCTAAACTCATTGCAGCTCCTGATCCTTCTTTAGCTAAAGATTGCATTGCTGATGTAGCTCCTACTGCTGCCGCTTGTAATGCGAAAAATTTTGTAGGATTAAATTCTTGTGGCTCTTTATTTGCTTTGCTTGTTTTTGAAACAGGTACTCCTTCTAAACTTGGGAATGGCAAATTTTTTATATTTGCCGCTGGACTTGATTTTATTTTAGATATAAAACTTTCAGTATTTGTTAAAAGATTTTTTTGCGCAGTTTCGTTTAACCCGTAAGTCACAGATAAAGACTTTATCTTTTCTATTAAATTATTTTCGTTAATTGATCCATTTCTATAAGCTATCTGACTTAAAATAATTTCTTTAGTTAGTTTGTTCTTTGCGTCGCTTAAAATATTAGATGACTCTATTTCTTTTTTTTGTCCTGCAATTGAATCTAACTCTTTTAGTGCGGCTCTTTTATCTTTTCTATTAACCCCAAACATTCCTGAGCCTTGAGCTGGTTTATCGTCGGCAAAATTTGGAATCTTCCCATCTGGTTCGTCTCTTGTGTTAATGACGGCAAATCCTTCTGGATTTTTTCCATTTTTTAATCTTGCGTCTTTTGTGATGCGGATTTGAGAAGGATCTAATCCAGCCGCCATTTCTCTTTCAACGGCAGCTTTTAATGGGTCTGCAAAGTTAGGAATGTAACCTAATGAAGCGGCTCCTGTTTGAAAAGACTCAGGATCAATAATAGCGTTTTCTTCTAAATTCGCCTTTACCATTATGCTGGACATTTTTTTGCCCGCATTATTTTTTAGCATACCTACTTTTTTAACAGCGCCAGGATCAGTTCTAATTTCATCAAATAAACTTAAAAGTTTTGTAGATTGTTTTCCTTCTTTTAAAATTGTCCCCAATGTTTGTTTAATCTCTGATTGTCCTTGTTTTGGATTATTGTCAAAAGCTTTATAAAAAAGAGTTGCTCCATCAATTTGTGAAGTTTCGTTAAGCGAAATAGATTGTCTATTAGCTTTTGTTGCCTTTATTATTTTATCTGGAGCGGTATCTTGGTTGCCGTTTATTAATTTGGCTAATATACTTTTTCTAGCGTACTCATTAAAATTAAGTTTAAGATCTCCCCAAGATCCTTTAACACCTAAAGCATTTTTTTTGTCTTGAGGGGCTTTATCTAAATCGCCAGGATAAAAATCAAAAATTGCGTTCGATCCTCTTGTTTCAGGCACGCCCAAATAATCACGGACTCTTTCTTCAAAATCATCTCCAGCTATAGTAGATGCTGGTCTAACTCCTATTTCATTAGCAAAATTTGGAACGTATCCACCAGCTGCTCCGAGTTTTTTAGCTCCAGCAGGAAGGCCAAATGATCTAATCATATCTTGGTTAAAGATAGCCGATCCACCGTTAGCGTAATTAGGCACAATATACTCGCTAGTATTAGCGATCATTGTTCCCTTTTTGCCGCCACCAAAAGCAAAATTTGGAATAGAAACTACTTTAGATGAAGAGCTAGCTCCTCCAACTCCACGGCTAACATCGGCGGCTTCTTGAGCTGGTAAATATCCAGATGAGCCTTTCTTTACAAGTTTCCCTGATGTCGCGCTAAATCCACCTGTTTGAATAGCTGGGGCAAGAGCGACAGATATATCTCTAACCTTTTTTAAAGCAATTTCTTGATCATTATAAATTTTCAACAAAGCTTTTTCTTGCGCTTTTCTATCTCCAGCAAGAGAGTTCATCCGCTGCATTACGCTTTCGTTACTAATCAATGTATTATATACCGCTTGCTCTAAAGCCTCTCTTTCTTTTACTTTAGAATTTAATCCTAGAATAGTCTGTAAAGATTCAGCCCCGAACTGAATAATATTTTTTGTTAATATTACAAACAAAGCAGTCAATACAGGAATACCTACTTTAAAAAACACTCCTCCTAAGCCGCTAATTAAACCTTTTGCTATATTTCCCCCAATTCCTTCTGAATCTATAACACTATTAATTGACGATACTAAATCCCCGAAAAAGTTTAACAAACCTTTTAAATTATCCGATACTCCAATTCGTCCTATTGAATTTGCTAATTTATCCGTGGAAACAGAAACGCTATTGATTATCGCATCTAGCGATTTATTTAATTCTATTTGTCTTTGATAAGCTTCACTACTTGCATTAGAAGATGTTGTTTTTGATTTATCAAATTGACTTTCCGCAGAATTTAAATCTTGAAGTAAAGCATTTAAAATGTTGATGTTGTATTTGCTACCTACCGCTTCTAATGCTTGAATTTTTTCTGTGCCAGATAGAGTATTTAAAGTTGACGCCAATTCTTTAAGGATTGGAACGACTGGTCTTACGTTGCCAGCAGCATCTACCGAAGAAATGCCTATTTTTTGTAAAGCTTGAATCGTATCTTCAGATCTGATTCTTGTGAAAATAGATTTAAATGCGTTACCAATTACAGCGCCACCACGCGCAGTCTTTTCTTGAACGGCTGTAATTATGCCGTTTAATTCGTCAAAAGATACGCCAACATCTTGAGCGATAGATCCAGCGCGAGATAAACCGTTAGCTAAATCAGCAGCAGAAACGGCGAATTTGCTATCTACGGCGACTAATTTATTTAAAATCTCTGAGGTTGTTAATCCTGAACTGCCGAAAGAATTTACCGCAGCAGTTAAAACATCAACAGCATCAGCCGCGCTTAAAGAAGTGAATCTAGCCAGCGTTAAAGCATCGTTAGTTCTAGATAAGGTTTCCTGCAAACTTAAACCTTGACGAGAGAATTCAACGGCGGCTTCGCTTGCTATTTTAAATGATTGTCCAGTATTTTTCGCCAATTCAAAAAGACTATCACCGAAACGATTAAGCTCATCTCCGCTTTTTCCGCTAACGGCACCGATTTGAGCTAAACTTTTTTGGACTTCTATTGTCGTTGTTACAAGGCTTGCAAAGGCGTTTTGAATACCGTTTATGATACCTACCGAAGCGCCGAAGGCGATAACACGAGCATTAGATGCTGCGATAGACTTTTCAAACTCTGTAGCAAGCCCAGTAACCCTTCCAAGTGGCTGAGATAATTTTCCTAATGACCCTTCATTTAATTTAACATTAGCTTGTATATTAAGCGGCTTAAGCGCCTTTTCTTGCGCTTGAACAGACTCATTAATACCAGTAACTTTTCCTTGAATTGATAGTATGTTTGCCATCCTTTAACCTTTTGAGTATTTTACACTCAAAGATTAACCTTCGCCATGTAATTTCATTAGCTCTTCCATATTAAGAGTTTTTTTCTCTTTCATCAACTTATTAAGAGAAGTGCCCTTCATGTTGTTATCGTCCATATCTTCTTTACTTGCGCCGAATACCATAGATGCGCTAACATCTCCTTTTGGAGCGTGTTTAGAATCAAAGTCTTTTTTAGCGGTAGATTTGTCCTTATACGCTAGTAAAGCTTCAGGGTCTTTTCTAATATTGTCAGGAATATTCTCTACATTGTCAAATATACTCTTAAATATCTTACCATACATTATAATTCTTACTTGAAAATCAGTAAGTTTTACCATAGGCAAACCAAAGAATTCTGTCGGATAATCAAGTACCAAAAAATATTGATTAAAGAAGTCCATCAGAACAGTTTTCTGGATATTAATATCCATAAAGTCGTGCATGAATGTGTTATAAAGCAAGATAAACTCTACTAATTCCTCGTAAGACATATCCTCAAAGTCTTGTATCGAAAAAAATTTTTGTTTCAATTCTTCGTCTTTGTAAAAAGACTCGTAAATAATATAGTCGCTCGATCTATTTGAAGCGTACTCTTCTACAGTTTTTCCTAAAACGCTTCTTCTTTCTGTTAATTTAGCTATCAACTTTTCTTTTTGCTCGTCTATTACTTTCTGAATCTCTTTAATCTCTAAAGATTTAAAAAGATTTTTTTTAGTAACATTCAACCGTTCAATATAAGATTGAATTTTAGCGATTTCTGCTTCATCGTTATCGCTCCAAAAACCTTCTTTTTTTGCAGTTTCCAACGACTGTTCTTCTGTAGGTATCCCCTTATCTACCGCTATCTTATGAAACTGTTTGTACCTTAAATCAAAAATAGCTTTTTCATTGCAGCCTAAATGCTTAACAAAAATAGGGCTACTACGGTATTCAGCCGTTGAGTAGCCCTTAATGATTTCTGTAAACCTAATAAATAGGTCTATTTCACTCAAATTTTCCCGCTGCAATGTCTTCGTCTAGTTTTTTGAAGTCGTCTTTAGAAACTGTTTTACTGAAATACCAAAAAGAAGTGAACGTAATCAGTTTAGTGTAAACCTTTGTGAACAGCGGATCGCCGTTTTCATCGAGATCCGAAAGAGAGTCTAGTTTTTGTTCGTACGTTGATCCTTTAAACATTGGTTCGATTGGCCCATTCGCAACTTGCTTATGAGTCATATTCAAACAGAACCAGCGAATAACGCTGTTTTGCGCAATAGTATCAGCGGTATTGTTAAAGAAGGAAAGATAAACAGTTTCAAGATCAACAGCTTCTTTTCTCAGAACTGCGATTTGTTGAAGAACGTCGTTTTTCTCTAAAGATTCAGAGCCATCTTCTGTTTTCATCAACATATACTTTTGTTGTAATTTACCAATTGCGGCGTAAAGACTACTTAAACGCTGTGAGTCGTCTTGTGAAGAAAGACCTCCAGTATCAGAATACTTTTTAAGCAACATACCTTTTGTGAGAATGCCTTTCTTTACGCAGTTAGAAAGCTCAATGCTGAATTGAAGATCAGAGTCTTCAATATCTCTGCGCGACGGCTGCTTAAAAACTACGCGATGCGGAACTTCTTCTGTTACTTTTTTAGTAATAGTAATGGTCTGACCATTTTCTTCTTTTGTTTCTGTGACATCAACTTCTTTTGGAAGCATGACTGTGAAATCGAATAATTCTTTCATTGTTTAAATGTGTGTTGAAATTCTACTCTGATAACTTCCAAATCGGAAGACATCTTTCTGATTGATTCGTTGCCCATGTCTAGCACGCGCTTGCGTAACCAACTCATTTGATCTTCGTCTAAATAGTTTGCTTGGCGCACAACTGGCTTAAAAGAATCTGGGGCAGAGGTGTATAGCAGAGCAAATTGCCTATCATGTTCATGCTTAATATCTTCTAAAATACCAAGCATCCTCTTGAACAGATCAGAG